GTGGTCACCAGCCGGACGGCGCCGGCGGGAAAGGCGAGGGTGACCACCGGCGTCGGCCGGAAGTCGAAGGCGCCGGTGAAGCGCACCCAGGGCATGGTCACAGTCCGACGTGGCGGAAAGGGGCCAGCAGGGCGGTGACCGCGAAATCCAGATTGGACGTGATGTTGCCGATGTTCACCGGCTCCCGGTTGGCGTACCAGTGCCCCATCAAGAGCAGGATCGCGTGGCGGATCGCCTGGGGCACCTCTCCAGGCCCCCCGTATCCCGCGGTGAAGGTCACCGCAACGGCGTCGTCCATCGGTGCCGTTGCGGGCCACGAGCAGCCGGAGCACCGCCGCACATAGGGACCGAGGGCATCCACCAGCACGGACGAATAGACGCCTGCGTCCAGCACCTGCTCCGACCCGTCCCCGTCGCGATAGGTGACCTCCGTCACCGCCTGCACCGGCGCTAAGGGCAGGCGGATGACGCCACATCCCGGGAATGCCGGCAGGCTTTGCCGCCACGTCTGCGTCACCAGCGCCCGGCCGAGGATGCCGGACCAGCCGTCGAGATGGGCCGTCGCGGCCGAGATCAGCCCCATGACATAGGGGTCGTCGTCGCCGAAATCGATCCGCAGGTGGGCCTTAGCCTCGTCCAGGCTCACCGGCAGCTCGGCGGGCGGGGTGACGCAGACTGGGGCGAGCATGGTCACTCCGCCACCTTGCGCGGCCGTCCCGGCCGGCGCTTCTCGTCTTGTTGAGCGGGGGCGATGACCGTTTCGTCAGCTGCCTCCGCCGCAACATATCCTTCCGCGATCAAGCCGGCGGTCGCCCGGCCGAACTCGCGTTCATCGCCGGGCTGGAGCTGTTCGGTGGCAAACCCATCGGGCGACCACCGGAACGGCTTGACCACGGTCGCCATCACGCCACCGGCGCCAGCGCAGCATGGCCCCGCACGATGACGGCGCTGGCCGCGATCGAGGTGCCGCTGTTCAGGGTGAGAACGGTGCGCACATAGCGCTTCGTGCCTCGGTAGCCGACCTTGTAGGCGGTACTCGCCGCCAGCGCGGCCGGGAACGACCCCAGGAGGTCTCCGGCCGCCACGTCGGTGAAGTCCCCCGACGTGGTGGTGTTGCTCTCCTGGAGCTTCGGCGTGAAATTGCCGGAGCCGGCGATGGCCCCGGTGTTGATCACCACCGTGGCGCTCTCGAAGCCCCGCAGGTCGATCGCCGCGGACGTGTTGGTGGCGGTGAGCACGGCCGGCTCCACGGCCGTAACCACACCGATGTTGTTGTAGAGGTCGTGCTTGGCCATGGGCCATCTCCTTCTCGATCTTCAGGTGGCTCAGGTCGCCGAAGTGACCATCAGCTTGACCGCCTCGAAGTTCACGACATCGCCGCCGACGCGGCGCCGATTGTAGAACTTCACGAACGGCTTCGCGGTGAGGTTGTCGCGCAGCAGGGTGATGCCCAGCCGATCGACGATGGTGTAGGCGGCACGGAAGTCGCCGAATGCCACCGAAAGGCTGGAGGCCGCGATGGTCGGCATGTCCTCGCAGCGCTCCACCGGGAAGCCGAGGATGGTCGCCGGCTGGCCGCCGCGGATGTCCCCCATCTGCCAGAGGTAATTGCCCTGACCGTCCTTCAGCTTCAGGACATCCCGCACCGTGGTCCGCTTCATCAGGAAGCGGGAATTCGCGGTGTAGTAGTCCTTCAGCGCGAACACGAGATTGTAGATCGCATCGGAAGTGATGGAGGTGGCGCCGCCGGAGATCACCTGCTCGATCTGCCCATTCGCCGTGCCGGCCGGATAGGTCAGAAGGCCGCGCGGCTGGTTCACGCCAGTGCCGGTGAAAAATGCGGTCGCCTCTATGCGCCCCATCTTCTCACCGACCTTCTGGGCGATCCAGGCCTCGATGTCGAGGCCTGCATCCTCCAGCATGTTCTGCGATGCGCGGGGCTCCACGAACATCTCGTGCGCGGCGATCTTGGACACCCCGAACTGTGAAGTCGCCGTCTCGCTCGGCGCCGTGGTCTCACCCACCCAGCCGCCGAAGCCGAACTCGCCCTCGTCGCGAGGGATCTCCAGTTCCTTGCCGGAGATGGAGACCACGGTGGCCAGGGCGCGCAGGTTCGAGGTCTCGTAGACCTTCTTGATGATCCGGCTGTCCACCTCGACCGGAACGAGATAGCCGCCGTCGGGATCGGAGCCGGTCTGAAGGGCGGCCTGTACCTGAAGCGGCAGAGCGCCATCCGAACGGGCCCGCATATAGGGCGCGAAGGCCTCGCGATAGGCCTTGTAGGCGGCCTCGTCCGGCTCGATCTTGGTGCTGACGTGCAGTTTGCCCTCGTTGGCAAGCTTGGCCTTGTGGAAGTTGAAGGCCGCCTTCGCGTCGCTGACCGCGGGGTCGTTGGCCCACCCGCCGCCGGCGGGGCGCTTCAGCACCGCCTCGTGCTTCTCCAGGCTGTCAGTGACCGCCTTCAGCCCCTTTTCCAGGGCCTCGTGTTTCTTCTCGACGGAAGCGGCGAGCTTGTCCGTCTTCTCGGTGACGAGAGGGTCGATCTTCTTGCCCTGCTCATCGATGGCGTCGCGCAGCGCCTTCAGGTCGGACTGGGTGCTGTTCTTCAGCGCCGTGATGTCCGAGCCGAACGCGGTAATGTCCTTGGTGATCTGTTCGATCACCGCATTCTCAACAGGCATTTTTCTACCTCAGCAGCGAGCGGCGAGACGGGCCTTCATGAGGGCCGCCGCCAAATGGGTGAGATCAGCTTCGCCAGCATCCCGCTGTGGCTCTGCTTCACTGCGCTTGATGACGCGGATGGCCGCGTGCACTGTGGATCGCGACCAGCCAGCGTCCCGCATGGCCCGTCGCTCGACATCTCGAATGGTCTTGAACTCTTCCGGTTCGCTCTCATCCCAGGCGAGGGCCTTGGGGGCATTCGCGAACAGGGATAGGTCGAAGCGCGCCTTCGGCGCTTCAGCGCCCAGAATTTCCGTAGCGAAGCCGTTTTCCCGGGCTTCCTTGCCAGTCATCCAGGTTTCATCGTCCATCATCTGCTTGACGGATCGGATGCCGATGGACGTGCGCGCCACATAGGTGCGGGCCAAAGCATCATCGATCTTTCCCAGCAGACTCACGACATCCGCCAGTTGATGACGGTTGCCGAGGGCGATGGTCCATGCATTGTGGATCATGAAGAAGCCATTCTCGGCAATGGCTACCTCGTCACCGGCAAGGGCGATGATCGAGGCGATGGATGCCGCGAGCCCGGTGATCTCCACCCGGACCCGGCCCGGATGCGCCAGCAGATCGTTGTAGATGCTGATCCCATCGAACACGTCGCCGCCTGGCGAGTTGATCTTCAGGACAATGTCGCCCGCCCCCTTGATCCGGTCGCGAAAGTCCTTGGCCGTCGTGCCCCAGAACCCGATCTCGTCGTAAAGGTCGATTTCCGTGGCATCCGTAGAGGCGCGGACGTCAAACGAGGTCCCCATCGATCGGGCGAAGAAGAGCCGCTTGCGCTCACCCTGCGGGGCCGCAATGTCAATCGCATCCATGGCGTTGATCCATGTTAGGTCGGGTCCGCCACCGGCGGCAGGTAGTCCTTCAGCAGCGCTGCCAGGGCGCGCTTTGTCCCTTCGGACATATTCGCGGTCAAAGCGGTCGCTGTGGCTTGGTCGCCCATCATGTTGCTGGGCTTCCAATATTCGTCGCCACCCTCGCGCGGGTTGGCGTTCTCCATCACCCGGATCTCGTTCGGGTTACGGATGCCGTTCTGGATCTGGATGGCATAGCCTTCCATGCGGGCCTTGAAGTCGCCGCGCAGGAGGTCGTCGATGAGGAACTCAGCGAAGAAGTCCTCGCGCTCGCTATCGGCCAGGAGGTCCCTGTTGATCGCCTGCTCCCACCGCTTCAGCCAGGGGCGCAGAGCATGCACCACGAACTGCAGAGTCTGATGCTCGATGTTGGAGAAGGTTGCTTTCTCCAAGTCGTTCACGAGATGCGCCGGGACCCTGAAGATGCCGGCGATCTCCGTCCGCTGGAACTTGCGGGAGTCGATGAACTCGGCATCCACCGGGTTCATGGAAAGGGCCACCCAGTTCATCCCCTCTTCCAGCAAGAGGGGCTTCCCGGAATTGTCGAGCCCGCTGTGTTTGGTCGCGAACTGCTCACGCAATGAAGCCGTCGCTTCTGGGCTGATCCTCTGCGGGTGCGTCAGCACTCCACTCGGCCTGACCCCGTTCGCGAACAGGTGCGACCCGAACCGCTCCGCGGCGAGCCCAAGCCCGATGGCTTCCCGGGCCATAGAAATCATGGACTGCCCGACATAGCCCTTGGGCAGCGGCCCACGGATATGGTGGATGTCCTTGCGACCCAGCTTCGCCCGAGTGTTGTCCGGCATGGTCGCCGTATAGATGGGCGACCAGTCCTTCGCCTGTTCGATATTGACCCCATCCGGGTTGAGCGGCACGACACCGATCGCCCGGCCCCGGCTGTCCCGCTCCACATAGGAATATCCATTCCCCCGAAGAGCAAGGTTCACCATCGTACCCTCGATATATTCGAAGGCCGTGTTCCAGGCATTGGCCTGATCGTGGAGCACCCAATAGAGAGGGTGGTCGGTTGCGCGATCCTTTCCGCCATCGGCCCGGCGCCGATAGAGAATGCAGGGCAGGCTCGCCACGCTCTCCGACAGGACCCGAACGCAGATCAGCACTGTCGTGTAGCGGATCGCGGATTCCGGGGACACCACGACCCCCGTTCCGGTCGCGACGCCGCCGGACATCATCTTCAGCAGTTCTTCGCTGGAGACGACTTCCTTCAGCTCCGCCTTGGGCCGCGCGATCGCGCCGAACAACCCGGCCATCAGATGTCCCCACGCGCCAGCACGATCACGCCGGCGAGCACCAGAGCCCCACCCGTGATGAACCCGGCTGGCTCATAGACGAGCCACGCCCCATAGGACATGGACGCGACCGCCAGCAGGCCGACCAAGTCGCGGACGATGACGAGGATCTTGCTCATCGAAAATTCGGCATGGAAACCGCCTCCTTCAGGTGGCGGAGTAAATGCTCCTCGCCTATGGTGTGCTCGTGATCCTGACGTACAAATACCGCATCAGAGATGGGGCCAACTCCACGCGTCGTGCGCTGAGAGCGTCTGCGCGATCGGTCAATTTCGTCTGGAACTATTGTTGCCAGATCGATAGGGAGGCGCAGGCGCGCTGGAAGGCCGGCATCAACACCCGCCGCC